TCTACGAGATAAAGATTTTCTCGTGTTCGCGTTACGCCAACATAAAACACACGGTGCAGATCATCGGCGTCGATAGCTGCCGCGGCCTCCGCCGCAGGAGAAAGGTCCGTGAGCAGTACGACGTTGTCCGCCTCACCGCCTTTTGATCCGTGGATCGTGGACACCGTAACGCGGGGCTCGGCATTGAACTTCTCACCACGGCGCAGCATGGCGACAATGTAAGCCCGCTCGTTATCGGGGATCAGGTCCATAGCTTCGTGCCAGATAGATTCCGGGTCAGCCAACAGGCCGTGATTATCGATCAGGTCTTGCATGGTCAGTTGGTCGCTGTCCTCGACACCCGGTAACTTTTTGAAGCCGCGTTCTATGCGCGTCTTTGTGCTCATGTAAGAGTATACACATCTAGCTTCTTCACCACTAATGGCGGTTCCTTTTCTCAGGCGTTCCCACGCATTGACCGCTGTGCTGATCTTATCGGAGATGGACCGTCGTCCGCGGTCGTTGAACAGGACGCCCATGCCCCGCAGTTCCTGTGACAGGGGCGAGAGCATGTACCCGGCCTGACCCATGATGAGCCAAGAGCCGTGGCTCATGTCCAGTTCTGCGAGGCCCGAAATCTGCGCTACGCTGCCTCTTTCCTTTCGCGGGTTGTACTCCTTGCGATAACGCTTGTTGATGCGGTTGGCGATGCGCTCCGCGATCCGATGCACGGAACTCGGGACGCGATAGGACTGGGCCAGAATTTCGGCCCCGCCGGGCAGGTTGATGAACTGCTCAACGTCGGCCCCGGCCCAGCGATAGATGGCTTGGTCGTCATCGCCCGCGCAGTACATGCGCTCTGACTTCTTGTCGAGAATGTGGGCGATGTCCCACTGGAGCGGGGACAAGTCCTGCGCCTCATCGAGGAAGGTCAGCTTGAAGCGCGGGCAGCACTGGTCTGCGTTCGCGATGAACTGACTCAACATATCTGTGAAGTCGTAGAGCCCGAACTTTTCCTTGTAGGCCGTGACGCTCTCGTCAACGTATTTGACGAGGTTCCAATCAGCGTAGAGGTTGCTGTTGTTATACTCGTCGCGGAGCTTGGTCTTCTTCAGGCGGGCCAGATTTATCAGCGACAGGATCGGGTCGTTTATTTTACCGGAGAAGATGTCGCCGTCGTCGTCTTTACCGTCCACGTTCTGGAATCGGTGCCCTATGACACCGCCCAGTTCCCTATAGTTGGAGGGCTGCATGACCTCTTCTGGTCGGATGCCCACCTTCGACAGGGCCAGACTGTGTAGAGTGCGGAAGTGCCTCAGATCCTCGTCGGGATCGAGCTTGAACCGCTTGGCTGCTCGTTCTTTTGCTTCGTTCGCCGCCTTGCGGGTAAAGGCAAGAAAGGCAATGTCCACGGGGTTGATGCCGCTCTCGAGGGCATCGTCCACCATGTTAAGAAGCGTTGTTGTCTTTCCCGTTCCCGGCGGTCCGAATATCCGAAACATTTTTGGCTCTCTGTTTTGCTACGATCTGTCTTACCCGTTCGCGAGTAAGGCCGTATTTTTTCCCTATAGCGGACAAGGTCATCAGCTCGTCCTTCCACAACCGTAGAATCTCTTCATCGCGCTCCATTAGAACGGTACCTCTTCGGTCTGGAAGTGAGGGGCTTCGATGTCTACATCCGACACATCGAACGAGGGGATGGCCCATACTCGGACCGACCGCCCTTTGATCTTCATCACTATGCTCTCTCCATGTATGTCGCGTAAGCGCTGTGCGATCTTGTGCGTCTTCAGTTCAAAGAACTTGTTCTTCTTGAGGTGCCCCTCAAAGTCACGCAGTCGGAAGTAGGTCGTGCCGCGTTCTTCGTCGGTCCACGGTCGGCGCAACAGGATCTCTTCCTTGTCCTGCGCCTGCTGTAGATGACGGCAGAACTCCTCAAGGTAGTCGTAGAACTGACCGTTGATGCTGGCGTCCTGCGCGACTTCCATGATGGCACTCTCGTTGTCCCGCATCTCCGCCATCAGCGTGCTGATACGGGCCTCCCAGTTCTGCTTGCTCATGGTCATGGGCATCTGGTTTAGCTGCTCCATGCAAGCCTTCTGGAAGGCGGGCTGGTTCAACAGCGCTTCGGTATCGAGTTCCAGCGGCTCCCCGCTCACATCCAAGAACCACACAGGTGGTGTCGAATTGTATTTGCGGAGGTTCGCTACCGCGGCACCCTGCATAGCAGCGCCCACCCCAAACTTGCGTGTCATGCACAGAGCTTTGTCGCAGTGGGCGTTGATCGGTGCGTCGTTGCACTTGTAGACATAGTCCTTTCGACCAAGCTGCTTGGCGATGACGTTGACTTCGTTCAGCGGCAGCGGCGGTTCCAGATACGTCAGGTTGTAGGTGAGGATCTCGGTCTCCCATGTGTCGGGATACGCCTTCCTCAGATACACGCCAATGTTGAACAGGCCGTTGTTTCGACCGCCCTCGCTGATCTTGTTCTTGAACAGGATCTGCAAGCACGGCGGCGCGCCCGCCCAGTTCGATTGCGGGTCGTCCTTAATCTGTAACGCCGTAACCTGCTCTGGTGTCTGGACGTGCTCCTCGTACAACGCGAAGAACTCTTCCAGCGTGGCGGAGGTGCCGTCATCGTTGATGCCGTAGCGCAAGCCGTCTTCGGCATTGAAGTACGGCAAGTTCAGGAAGTTTCCGACATCACCACGATCCAGATGGAGCTTGACCTGCTTTGGGAAGATTTCGCTGCCACCATATCCGAGGGCCGCGGACACTTGTTGAAGCGTCGTCTGCATGTCCTTCGCATCGATGGGCGTGACCGTAAACAGGAAGCAGTGCGCTCCGCCTGACTTACTACGGCAGACAATGAGCGGTAGCTTCATGCGTCGGATTTTCTCGACAAGAAGCTTGTGGTCTAGCGGGTACTGATCGATATCAATACAGCCCCAGCGACACTGGTTGTTCTCGTCAATAGGAATTATGCCGAGCGAGCGCTTGCCCGCTAGGTGCTCCTCCCAATGCGCCAAGGTCCGTGGTTCGCGGACAATGTACGCATCTCCCGTGTTCTTTCCGTTGGCGGCCTGCTTTTTTATTTCAAATGTGCCATGCGCCAACTGTAGTCCATCGAATATGGACTGAAATTTCTCTGAAGACATTATAACCCCTTGAGAGTGGGGGCGGGGACTAGCCCCGCCCACCTAACTAGAACGGAACGTCGTCGGACTGCGATGAGCCGCCGCTTTCGTTCTCATGCTTCACGACGACATCGCCGGAAAGCACGCTCTCGGAGAAGTTTTTTGCGCGGGCATAGATCGCCGCGTCTTCAACAGGACCGACCCGGCTGATGTCCCAGCCGTGCCAAGAGCCCTTGCTGTTCTCCTCAGACACGCTTTTCAGGTGATAAACGTGGCTGAACCGCGGCGGGGTGAACGGACCGTTCTTGCCCTGCATGGTCAGCGAGGAGATCATGGAGTTCCACTTGCGGCTCTTCTTTAGCTGCGTGGACTTCATTGCGATGAGCGCGGTTTCGGCAGAGCCATCTTCACCGACGATCAAAACGAAGTGCTGATGCGTCTCCTCGATGTACTCACCGTTTCCGCCCACAACGTATTCCTTGTTGTCTTCGGAAGAACGCTCGGTCTTCGGAAGGTTCGGGTCGCCCGGTGCGTAGATCGCCTGCGGCGCTCCGCTGCCCGAACCACGCGGTGCCCACTGGATGAACCGACGCATGTAGGCGCAGGGGATTACATGCAAGCCCTCTTTGCCCTTGTAGATCGCATTGGTGACAGTGTTGAAGATGTCACCCTTACGCGCCTCTTCCATCTCATCAAGGACGGAGTCGAGACCGGACAGGATCTTGAGAAACGGAAGTGCGAGGTCCTCGACGCCCATGTTCTCCATACCCGCACCAGCGTCGGCCTCAAACATGCCGGGGTCAAACGCTGCTACTTCGGTCTTCTTCTTTTCTGCTACTGCTGTGCCAGCCATATCACTAGCTCCTCTTGATTGTTGCACGTTGTCCGACCCAAGCGCCGAACATATCCATCGGGAATGAGTCCCCATTTTCGACACGCTCACGAACGAAGGCCCGGAGTGTTTGCGGGTGGATACCCGTCGTCTGGTCCGGAACGTAACCCTCTGCTTCGCAGAAGGCCCGGAAGGCCGACGCTTTGTCGTCCTCGCCACGCCCGAACTCAACACCGACCGTGTTCTTGATGATGTCGTCATACCCATTCTCCCTTAACCATTCGTATGCTCGTTCACGTTCAGCCACGGGGATAGAAGCCCCGTAGGTCTGTTTGATCTCGACGGTCGATCCGTCATCGAGCGTTAGTTTAGAGAGCCCCATCTCCGCAAAGACGGTGGGCAGGTCTTCATCCGTGAGCTTCAGAAGTTCTCGTTTCTCCTGCTTGAGTTGCAACTCAAGCTCGGCTACTCTTTCTTCCTTGTCTCGGATACGACGGGCGATGGAAGCTACGTTCCCAAGTTCGCCCTGATCGATTTTCTCGACGGATGAGGCAACGGTACTTTCAAAGTCCTCTTCCATCTGTGACAGCAAGTCACTCATTTACTTCTCCTTCGTGATTAAAGGATCCTTTCGGTCCTTGACATTCCCTGATATAATTAGATATGTAGGGATCGTCAACCACTTTTTTGAAAGAGCCATGACATATCAATTTGAGACGGAGCCGTTCGCCCACCAACGCCAAGCGTTTGAAGATTCGTGGGCCGCGGACTACTACGCGTTGTTCATGGAAATGGGCACCGGAAAATCGAAGGTGGCTATTGACACCATCGCTGCGCTGTATGAGTCCGGCGACGTAAACGCAGCCTTAATCGTGGCTCCGAAGGGCGTTTACGACAACTGGGTAAAGGGGGAGATCCCGGTGCATATGCCGGGTCGGATTGACCGGCTCGTTGTCCGTTGGATACCCGCGAAAACAAAAAAGTTCGAAGAAGAGCTTGAGGGGCTATCGGATCTTGAGCCTAAACATCTTCGCATGTTCGTGATGAACGTGGAAGCCCTTTCGACACCTCGTGGAGCCCGCGCTGCGTATGACTTTCTGAAGCGTTATCCTGACAACATCATGGTTGTAGACGAATCCACGACGATAAAAAATCGCACCGCGCAGCGCACGAAGAATATCGTGACCCTCGGCACTTACGCCAAGTACCGCCGCATCCTGACTGGGTCGCCCGTCACGAAGAGCCCGCTCGATCTCTACAGCCAGTGCCTGTTCCTGTCGGACCGGGCGTTGGGCTTCAAGAGCTACTTCGCGTTCCAGAACCGATACGCCGTCGTGCAACGACGCACGATGGGCCCCAAGGCTTTCCAAGAAGTTGTGGGCTATCGTCGTCTGGATGAATTGTCGGAGAAGCTCGACCGGTTCAGCAACCGCGTTCTGAAAGAGGACTGTCTCGACCTGCCGGATAAGGTTTACATCCGCCGGGACGTTCCACTGACGCCGGAACAAAAGCGCCTGTACGACCAGATGAAGAAGCTGGCGCTTGCCATGCTCGACAATGGCGAGCTAGCGACCACGGCCAGCGTGCTGACGCAGATCATGCGGCTCCAGCAAATCTGCTGCGGCTTCCTGACGCCCGACGACGGCGAGACGCAGGAGCTACCGCACAACCGCTTGAACGAGTTGATGGACATTGCAGAAGAGGTGCAGGGCAAAGTCATCATCTGGGCTACCTACACTCACGACATCCTTGAGATCCGTGGTGCGTTGGCCAAGAAGTATGGCGAGGACGCCGTGGCTTGCTACTACGGAGACACACCACAGGACGAGCGGCAGGAGATTGTCGAGAAGTTTCAAGACCCGGAGAACCCGTTGCGGTTCTTTGTGGGTCAGCCCCGAACGGGCGGTTACGGCATCACTCTAACAGCCGCCAGCACGGTGGTGTACTACTCCAACAGCTACGATCTAGAGATAAGGCTTCAGTCAGAGGACCGAGCGCATCGCATTGGTCAGAAAAAGTCGGTGACCTATATCGATCTCGTATCGCCCCAGACGATTGACGAGAAGATACTGGGCGCGTTGAAGGCCAAGATCGATCTGGCCGGACAGGTATTGGGCGAGGACGCCCGGCAGTGGCTTATCTGATAGAGACGAGACTACCGATACCGCCGTGTACAGCGCCGCCTTGCCGATAGCCGCGGGCCGCGAACGAGGTTACTGCGCCTGAAGGGCTGTATCCGGGGTCCGGAGCAAAACCCGCCATCATTCCAGCCTCTGTTGAAGGCGTACTCACTCCGGGGGCAGACACGCTGGCCGAGGGGGCGGTCGTTTGACCGGGGTCAGTAACAGAAGATACCGCATCGCTAATGGCGTTTGAGATGCTCTGCGTGGCCGCCGTCGTATCGACACCTATTGCACCAAGAGCGGCGTCTACTGCACCGGGTTGACTGGGTCCAAACGACACCGCGGGTGCACCGGGTGTTCCTATGTTAACGCTCATAGTGCTGGGTACACCGAAGGCGTCAGCAATAGTGGAAATACCTTTGGTTGCTACCATCGTAGCTACAGGGCCGAGAGGAGTCGCCAGTAAACCCAGAGCGGGGATGCTAAAATCTATGTTAACCCCTTTAGGCCCGAACTGATCGAAACCTTTCGTGATGCCCAGCGCGTCCGTGACAAAACCCATAGACGGGCTATAAGCCTCCATCTCTCCCTTCGCGGCATCTACTGCTGCCGCTTCGGCTTCGGCCTCTGCAACGGTAGCTGGATTGTCTACTGCGGGATCAGTTCCGTGATGCCCACCCGCGCCGCCGTCACCACCGCCATCACCGCCCAGCAAAAGACGCTTGCGGGCCCAAACATCGCCCGCATCTACACCCGCCGTGGTGTAGATGTCGTTGAAGCCGTCTGCATAGGGGCTTTTACGCTCGTACTTCATGTTCCGCTCTCCGTGCAGCCAGCATGTCTTTCACGCCGGTAATATATGTCAGCCGGTCGTTCCTTGCGGCGCGCTTCATAAAAGCACCGTCCTTCATGTAAACATTGATGTAGCGGTTGGTAAGATCCTTTTGGATCATGCGTCCAAGCTTCAGGACGTTGCCATACGGCGCGATGAAATCAATGATGAACAGTTCCCCACACCAGTGGTCCGTGAACCAATCTTCGGGTTGCAGCTTCCGCGTCTTCATCAGGTAGCCTTTTGCGGCCTCGGGCGTGAGGAACGCGTGGCTGTACAGACCCTGCGGCTTACCGTCCTCGTAAAACACCTTCATCTTGCCCGCTTCGATGGCAGGCATAATCAGACGCTCAAGGTCGTGGACGTACCACTTCCTATGAACGTCTGACTGAAGCATCAGATGTAGAACGTCGCCGATCATCCGAGAAGGCCACCAATACCTTGGCTACGGATCATGGATGATGCCGAATCGTTAGGAAAGAGTGCCGCATATCGCTGCCGTGTCGCTGGGGATGCCGGAGCTTGGGTGGGAGCCGAAGCAACGGACTGAGGTACTGGGGTCGGTGCAGGACGTGGCGGGATAGGCGGCGGCTGTACCGCCGCAACCGTGCGGGTGGGAACCGCGGGTGGGCGGACAGAACCTTGTGTGCCGGGGGTTTCAGGTTCAGGAGCGGGCTCTTTTTTAGGCAGCGGCCCAACTTCTTCTTCGCCGTACTCCATAACCCCAAGAGGGATGGCGCGTGCTGGGGCAGGAGTGGCCAAACTTATACCGATAATTTTTAGTTTATCTAAAATAAAATTAAGAGCGCCCGCTTTAGCCTCGTTTGTTCGACCCTTGCGAAGGGCCATTGCAAGAAGCTCCGGATCAAGAAGAATGTTTTCCAAAGCGTCATATTCCGAAAGGGCTGGTAGCTCTTGCGTGATCTTTCTAAGAAAACGGGAACCCGCTTCGGCTTCAATTAGTCCAGCACCCGTAGCACTGCGGCCCCCCATCATGCCGCCAACCATAGTACCAAGGCGGGCACCAGCCAAACGGGTATAGAAATCTAGCAAAAGAGGCGCATCCGCAGTGAACACGACATCACCCGCCAGCTTTCGACCCTCCGCCGCAATCAGAGCACGAAGACCTTGTTGCATGGAATTTAGCTGCGGCTCGCTAATGATTTTATTAGCCACCATCCAGTTACCAAGGGTGTTAGTGTCGCCTCTCGCATTTGGGATCTTGTCAAAGACCGCGTTATAAACAGCAGAGGGGCTAAAGCCGTCTTCTGAGCCTTTACCTCCGCGTGTAAAGACAAAATCCATAACAGCTTTTTGTAGTCCGGAACGGGCTTGCTCCAAATCGATTTCGGAAAAATTAATGCGGCCAGAGTATTTCGCTCTACGAGAAGGATCGGCAGCAGCGTTCAAAATTTCAACTAAGCTATCAAGCTCTTTCATGGGGTTCTTTGAGTTCCATGCAGCTTCTACGGCTTTAGTTGGATTCTCGTGCCCGATCAAAGCTTGAAAAGCTTTAGCGTCTTTCACCCGATCATCAAGGCGCTTGATGACTCGATCAGATTTCAGCAAAAAGTCTGCCGTGGAGTCCGCCTCTTCAATCATTTTCTGAACAGCGGGGAAGGATTCCAGCAAGTCGCTGTATTTTTCCCGCCATTGCATCAAAGCTAGATCTTGCGCGTCGGCAACCTGTTTTGGTGACATCCGACGATCAATCGCCGCTCGGGTGGTAACATCGCGAATAGCCAGACGGAGCATGTTTGACAGAGTTTCGTCTGCGTTACCAATTTGATCTTTAACGTCTAGCTCACCCATTTCGATTTCACGGGTAACCTGACGCACGGCTCCGTTCGGGTCCGTGACGGTTTCAAAAACTTCTACCGTGATCGGGTAACCCGTCTCGTTCAGCCGCTTGACGATCTCATTGTTTACCTCTTGGATCTGGTCAAGACGGATAGAAACAGCGTCGGGCTGACCCGAAAACAACTTAGTGGTCACCATCCCCGGATCAACAACGCGTTTTCCGCGAGGGGTGGTTCTCATAATTTCGCCGGGGAAAGCCCTTCGGAGATACTCGTTGAAGGCAAACGACATGTCACGAGCGGCATCGTAGGCACCTCGCCCGTTGGGCATGCCGTTTAGGTCGTCTAGGGCAGCTTCCGCCATTGCATTAGCATAACGAGCCCATGAGGGATCGCTCTCAGCAAGACGACGGCCTAAGTTACGCATCTCCGAGTAGATCGACACTATGTTTTGTACCGTTATCGGATCAGATACAACGCCCGAGGCTTGCCTAGCGTCGGTGGCGCTTCTACGGGCGATGAGTTCTTGCCGCTTTAAGCCTAATAGGCTTGCAGCTATGCGGTCTTCTCCTCCGCGGGCAGCCTTTCTACCCGTCAGAAGCTTAGATTCCTCTCTTCCCAAAGCCTCGATCAAAGCAGTCGCGGACTGCTCGGACAAGTTCGCTTCGTCAAAAGGTTGGTCACCCATGACCCCGGAGACGACCCGATTATACGTCCTGTTATACAAACCTCGTCCGGGTCGTCCTTCGGCTGTATCAAAAGCTTTCCGAAAATTTTGAGTTTCGCTCAGTTCGTCTAGTTTGTTTACAGAACTAAACCCGATCTGGCTCTTTAGCTCCATAATTCGGTCGTTCAACAGCCCAAATTCTGGAACGCGGGCCCTCAAAACATTCTTTTTGAGAGGATCTAACTCATCAACTATCGCATCCCATTCTTCAAAAATGTTAGGAACGGGGTTTTCCACCAGATCACCCGTTTCGGGATCCGCGCGATAGAACTTATCCAGAACCTGCTTCTGATCTACTTGCCCCCACGCACGTCTTTCCAATGCGCGGAAAAGCTTCTCCTGATCTTTCACCGTGTTGGAGAGCGCCTCTCCAAGAGCTCGTCGGGCTTTTTCCCCGCCTTCCGGATAAATCTGTCGGATGGCGTCTATGTTTTTCTGGACAGCGTCTTCCATTCGTTTGGCGATAAGAAGAGAAATGCGGTCCTGCATCATCTCTCCAGCCATTTTTACAAGCTCAGTATCACCGGTTCCACGCAGGGCGTAAATGAGGCCCCGTTGAATTTCCTGACTTTTGTTAAAGGAAGCGTCTCGGGCTTGTTCTAATGCGCCCCTTTGACCGGAGCGGCCCATAACGGCGTTTTCCAACTGCGTAAGCGCCGCACTATCCATGTACTGGCTAGAAAATATGGGGAGATTATCTCCCCCCTCGGGGGTTCTGCTGCCAAATGCGTCCAGTATCTCTTTTTTCAAAGTGTAGTTTACGACGTTTCCTTTGCCGTCAGTAACCGGATCCACCAAATAGGCTTCTAGGTTGGCTAAGATCGTATCGGGATCTTCTTGGTTGGCTTGAAGGACATCAAAAATGTCATCTATAGCCCGACGACGCGCTCGGTTTTTAATTCCGAAAAGGTCTCTGCCTTCTCCGCGAGCTTTCCCTTCAGCCATGAGGCGTCTTTTTTCGCCCACCATAGAAAACAGGCGGGGCATGTACTTTAGAATTGACAGAGAAGGAGCCAAAGAACCGATGGTTTCCGCCCCAAGCCGCGCCCCTTCGGATCTAGGGGCATACCCTTCCGACATGTAAACAAGACCGCCCGTGGCCGGAGCCGCCGCGGCCTCCACACCGAGTGTTACCCCTTTTCCGACCGGGCCCATCTGTCGAAAAGATTGGCCCCCACCAACCAAAGCGTTTTCAACGTAGTCAATTCCACGAATAGCATTACGCGTGAAGAAGCCCATATCCGGAACTTCCTTAGATGCACGAGCCGCGGCTTCTTTTAAGGTTAGTCTTGTTTTATTGAAGGCGGCATCACCCGCTTTATTCGCAGCATCCTCTGCGGCCCTACCCGTAATTCCCCTTCGGGCACTTTCCTCAAGGCTTTTGTTTCGTGCCGCGGTCCGCGCTGCATCCGCAGCTTTTTCCGCCTCTGTAAATATCTGATTGCGGCGCTGCTCCATTTGAATGCGATTTGGACGGCCAGCTAATTTGCCAGACAAGTACCTCTGAATCAGGGGATTCTCGGCTTGTTCTGCCGTGATGACCGTTGCTTGGTTGGCCACCGGTAAATTTCTTATGTTATAAGCACTGTTTAAGACCGCACGTGGAGCCAAATACGGCATTAGTATGAAGGGGCCTACGTTTCCAGCCGACTCGAAGCTTCGGAACGCTCTCTCAGCAGACGGGGTCAAAAGCGCTCTTTCGGGATTTTCCGCTACTGCATCAGCTAGCTTCTGGCCCAAGAAAGAGTCCGCAAGAATGGAGCCAACGACAAAACCCGTAAAACCCGCAACAGGTTTTGATAAAACGCCAAACGGCGCGAGGGGACCGGGGAGAGGAACATAGGCAGGAGCCGCCGCCGCTGCAAGTTTTGCTCCCGCTACACCTCCGGCAAAAGTGGTTCCACCTCTTGTAATACCCCGTAGAAAAGCGTCTACCTCCGTAGGGGCCCCGTCTTCGCCCAGAGATTTCAATCCGGAAAAGAGTTGAATGATCTGGTTGTCGGACAAGCCCTTACCATAAAGTTTCGAAGCCTGCTCCCCCGGCAACATCCTTATGATATCAGCCCGGCCTGAAATAACGTCCTCGTACCCGGCCTTACCTTCATAGCGAGGGTCCGAGTTGAGTTCATTGAGAACCAGTTTTGCAACCCCTTGCTCTACGTCAGACCCGTAGATTTCATACAAGCGGTTTAGCCCCTCGGGGGTAAACTCAACGGCCTTAAAAGGATTAGGCGTGGTGTCCTCGGCTACAGTGGTATCGGTCATTGTTTTACCCTCACGCCCCCGCCTTCTCTAATTTCCCTGCTGATAGAATCGATGTCCTTTTGTGTACCGAAACCGGCGGTGGGAACATCAATAACCATACTCAGAGCAGACTCAGTTGCACGCAAACGGCCCTTTAGCTCACGACGAATGGTTGAGTCTGATTCCGTTTTCAAAGCGTTATATAATTCAACTTGTCGTCTCTGAAGCTCTCTCTTAACTATAGCGAGTTGGCTCAAAGCCGCTCGGGGGTTTGTGAAGAAGTTGTCTGCGGTTGGAACCAGATTCGCGAGACGCTCCTGTTCCGCTTCCGCAAATCGAGGACTTTGCGCCAAGCCCACGCGGACCAGTACGTTGAGGGTGTTAATATACTGACCGGCTTCCACCTCATCGATGGCATACTCTTGCAAACCCTCAAATACGGCACCGCCAACATCGGAGATAACCCGGTTAAGTTTCGGGAAAAACCCGACACCTTTTCGTACAGCCTCTACCGCATTTGACACATACTGCGCCCGATCCTCCGGCCTCAAGTTAGGAAGAACCTGTGCTACGAGCTCCCCGGTAGTCAATTCAGTTTGTTCTTTCCCGGTTGCGTCCGTGTAGGTTTTCACCGCCTCCTTAAACGCGGCTGACGGGTTCTCAAGAAGATTTTGTACTTCTAGGATATCCGCTCGTGCCCCCGCCGCTTCTTGCTCTTCTACTAGCCTGCCAAGTTCGAAAGCTTTGTCGTCACTTACGAAGGCCGAACCCGCTAGTTCCGACGGAGTGAGTTCTAAGGGTTTTCCCTCGATATCGAAAAGTTCGACACCTTTTTGAACGACTTTAAGAATTTTGCCACCGGGCAGTATTAGGTTTCGGTACGCCGAGGCAAGTTCTGTTTCGCTAGTGTACCTTTCTAAAAGAGTAGGAGCCGCACTTACTTGGGTGGGGGTTAGTTGTACGATCTGACCCTCGGCCAGAGAAACCTTAACTCCCGGGATGGTGCCCGCAGGGATATTTTCAAGAGCTTTGAACTGAGTAGTTGCGCCGCCGTGTTTTTCCGGTCGGAATAGTTCAATCTTGTTAGGAGAAATCCCTTTTATTTCTTCGGAAGTGAGGGAAATTCGTCCGCCCACAGGTACTTCAACGCCTCTAACCGTTACCGGGGCGATTGCAACGAACTCTTTCATACTGTCTGAGGAGCTAGACCCCGGAGTTCCGTAGAAGCTTCCTTTGTTTTGATCTTTGATGCGTTCGGCCTTGGCGTACTGGCTGGGGTCATTTTCGTTAAAGCTAAACAAAACTGTAGTTTTGTCTGGTCCAACCAGATTTTTTAGGCTCGGGCTCTTTGCGTCTTTTGCTCGCAGGTCCGCCTCGGCCTTGAGCGCCGCGGCCCGTTCTGTTTCTGCTGCCTGCAACGCCGCCAGATCAAACTTCTGCTGGGCTTCCCGCTGCTGCTGAGAAATCGCAGAGATGGAGGGGAACAACTGGGAGCCTTGCGCCGCCTGTGCCAGTTTCTCACCAAAGCTAGCGCCGACACGGCCACCCGTTGCACCGGCTAGCTGAAGACCAAAGTTGGCAATCGTAAACAACGCCTGAGACTGAGAGGCGCGGCGCTGTTCTTCGGGGTCGCCCAGAATACCTCGGTAAACGTCCCGCTTCTGTTCGAAGATGTCCTGCAAGGAAGCCACTCCGCTCTTTTCCGGAACAGGAATCATAACAGGCTGAATGAAGGTCTGATCGCCGTAGGGGCTACCCACGTTTAGACCAGCAGCACGCTGCTGTGCGGGCGAATACCCCGCCTCCATCATTGATGTCAGATCTGCCGGAACGAGAGGTTTCAGAGCCATTTAGGCCATTCCTTGCATCTGCGGTTCTGCGCCACCGGCCAGCGTCATAACGCCACCTGCCATGTCACCCTGAACCGGAGTCGTCATCTCCTGTGCGGCTAGTGCGCCTACGCCAGCATCAACATTATCGCCCGGGGCCATCGTTTCTTCAACCAGAGAAAGCTGAACGATAGGCTGGACAAGAGCCAAAACCGACTCCGGCGTCTGCATGGCGTCTTCCTCGCCCACCAGCATGGCAAGCTCGGAACGGCGCTCTTCAACCGTGGCCGTATCGCCACGGACCATGTTCATCATCTCTTCGTAGCTTTGGGCGGTTTCCGGATCGCCGTAGGACTGTGCCTCAGACGCAATCATCTGCTGGACTTCCGGTCCACCACTAGCCTGCATCGCGCCCATCACAACTTCTTGCTCTGGCGGCGTCATCGCGGCAGCCGCCGCGGGCATCTGCTGGGCCATCGAGGCCATGTCAGAAGGCATTACCATACCGCCGTCAGCGTATCCCGAACCCTCGTCCCTTACCTCCGGAGGATAATAGGACTCGCCTTGTGGCGGCATCATGTCTTGAAAGAACTGCTGGTCCAGACGGATAGGCGGAACGTATTCGGGGCGCTGATCCGTGGGCCGTGGGCCGTATACCGTCTCTCCTACCATAGGGCCCAAAATCTGCGGAGGTAGATAATCGTAACCTTCCGGTCCCGGCCCGTCCGGAGACATAGTAGAAGGCCCCGTCGCGCCTTCCTGCATCATCATACGCTGTGCGTCCGCAATCTGAGCAATTTCTTCCCGAGTGGGGGACCGGCCATACTGATCCATGAACGCAGCAATCGAAGCTTGCAGCGCAGCATTATCACTCAGCGTCGGCATAAGGCCCTGATTCATCAGGATATCCATCTGCGTCGGCTTAAGGCCCCGATCCCTCAGAATATCCCCCTGCTGCATCTTAACGTCCCCGCCATTACGAAACATCTGTCGATCCATTACGCCGCGGTTCATCATCCGAATAGTCCTGATTTAGAGGCACCCGCCGCCGCGCTAAGACCGGCGATGCCAAGACCCAAGAACTGCTGGGCCGGGGACACCGACGGAGAAGCTGCCGCCGAGATGGTCTGTTGAGTAGAAGGAGCGCCCTTATAGATGTCCGACAGGAACGAAACGCGCTGGTAAGGTTCGTACAACTGGGCCAATTCGCTCTGACGCTGCGCTTCAAGCTCGGCCTGCTGCTGGGCTTGCTGACGCGCACCCATTTCGTAGACCGCCTGCTGCTCGCGCAGAAGACGCTCGGAGAGCGTCTCGCCAAGGGCGGACTGTCGCAGGCCGAGCGTTCCAAGCGCCTCGCCGGTCTGAAGTCCCAAAGTTCCAAGCTGCTGACCGGCCTGCAAGCCAAGAGATCCGATCTGCTGACCGGCCTGCTGACGACGAAGCAGTTCATTCTGTGCCGCCTGCTGGGCCTGAAGGAAGTTCTGCGCCTGCGCCTGTGCAAGGGCCGCGGCGCGATTACGGTTGATCTCGGCCTCTGAAATGGCCGCACGGCCCCCGCCATACGCACCAGCGCCCGCGGCTTGCAGGCCCACCTGCGATGCCTGAATGTTGTAGGCCCGGTTGATCTCGTCCTGAACCGCCTGCTGATAGGGGTTCATGTAGCCCTGAATCATCTCGCCGGTAATCGGACCAGCGCCCGCGGCCAACATGCCTTGGCCCGTGGCTACGCCGGGCTGAATGTAATCAATGGCCTGCTGCTGTGCGCCCATGATCGGGGCATAGCCCTCGCCCATCGTAAGGCCCGCTTCTTCCAGATACGGACGATACGCACCGATACCAGCCTCACTAAGACCAAAAGCGGCCTCCTGAAGACCAGATGGAGCCGCTACCTGCTGGGTCGGCAGGGTGATAGGCTGATCTGCCAGATCCTTGGCAGACTGTAGAAGCCCCAGCTTGAGGGCTTCAATTTCCGGGGCTTCACGTTGAATTATTTCTTGTGTTTCAGCCATTACGCCATCGCCCTTCCGCGCCGCTCAAGGCCACGCATGATACCATACATGTTGTTGATACCGCGATTTAGATCACCGTTACCCGCGCCCTTGACGGCATTCGTTGTGAATACAAATTCGCCCGGCATTAGCAGGGCACGAACGCTGTCTTCGTTCGGGGTGCCTTCATAAGGCATGATGCCGCCAGTTCGGCGCGGGTAAACTTCTCCACCTTCTGCCGCACGCATCGGGCCAAACGGATTCTGTAGGCGTTCACGCTGCTGGCGCAGATACTCCTGAAGGCTTGCAACCTGCGGGGATTCTGGGAGCCCGTAAGCGCTGGCGACCGTGGTCGGGCCGGTAGCCGAAGTCGGCGTGATGGCCGAACCGGGAAGCGTGTACTTCGTGCCGCCACCAGCCACGTCGGCGGCCAGAAGTTGTGCGCCGGTCGGGCCGCTCTTCAGGCCAAGAGGGGATTTCTCTTCTTCCGTGGGTTCCGGTGTGTCGAAGAAACCCAAGGCCGCAGCGCCTGCGGTTCCCGCAGCGGCGAGAGGACCGTAGGTTCGGAAAAAGCCGGGGCTCATTTCGGATTGAACTTTTTTAAGAGCCAGATCCGGACTAACCCCTTTTTCAAGTAACTTGGCATATTCAGGGGTTTTTACTACGTCTGTTGACGTTGGCCCGGACGGGAAGAACGTATCACCTAGCGTGGTCAGGGGTTCGTTGACCAGTCTCGTGCCATAATCCTGAACGGCAGCCACAGAGCGGTCAAAGAAATTCGAATCCATCGCCGCACCCGTGTAAATTGGTTCGCCACCGGGCATACCGGAAGAAAACTTACTGACGTTGATTGGGGGCGTGGGGCCAAAAACTTCGGCCATATTAGGTTGGTATGTACCAATCTGCATCCCGGGAACGCTAGGAGCCGTTGCCGGGGCAACTGCCACCTGAACAGGCTGGGGCGTTCCCGCAGCAGCAATGGTCTGATCCACCATACTAGGCGGCGTGGCGGCAATAGTCGGATTGACCACACTGGGCTGCGTGGCGGCACCAAGCTGCTCTGCTGTCGGAGCACTAAACACCGACCCACGCTCAAAGAACGTGTTGGTGTCCAGCGTCTGACCAACGCGAGCACCAACGGTGTCAAGGTAGCTTCCGGCGTCCATAGCGCGGGATACGTTTTCTCCGAAGGAGCTTCCAGCCGGGCCACCAAAGCCCGCGGTTACCGCACCGATACCGCCAGAGATCGCAGCACTGATTGCAGCGTCCTTCAAACTACCACCGTTAATCAGGGTGGCGATGCCCGAACCAAGCGCCGCGCCCCAAACCGGGCCAAGAACCGCCGTACCAATGATGGGCAGAATAATCGGAGCGGCCTTCTTGAGAACCTTGCCGACGCCCTTAACAACCTTCTTGACGCCCTTAAAAATCTTGGAAAGGAAGCCAAACTCCATAAGGCCCGTTTCCGGGTTAATCGAGTTAGCCGAAGCACCCACAACATACTGTTCCGGGTTCTCAATACCCATCTCGCGCAGATGACCAAAGATGGAGTCGCGCAGTTCAGGGTTATTTTCAATAAGCGGGGCAGGAACAACAATCTCACCCGGAGCCAGATGGGCTACAAACTGGTCGCCGCCGCGGCCATACTTGGCCATGCGGGCGGCCTGCTCCTGAAACTCTGCAATACCGCCGGACTCACCGTAGGTCTTTCGGGCCTCCTGACGGGCAAGCTCATCATAATCCTCATCGGAAATGATGAAATCGGCAATACCCCCGTCGGGGATGATTACCTCTTCTAGTTCTTGTTCTGCCGGTAACGCCATCATCCTGCTCCGCCGCCTAAAGCTTCAGGCACTGTTACTTGTATGAATATACTTTTTTCTTCGCTGCCAGTCCACGCATTACCGCAAGACGGACAATTTCCGCTAGGATAGCTGAGAATTTCCTCCGGCGTATCCACTAGGTTATCACAAGAAGCGCATTTCACCGCTTCACGAGACGTAGACGGGCTCCAACGAGAGCCGTCACCCATCACAATTACATCAGAATCGGACATTTAGAGCACCTATGGGGTCAATACTGCAACAGAACCCACCGCGCCGGTGCCGCTGGATCCCGCCACATGCGGGTTAGAAAGCCTAGAAATCTTAACAAAACCATCCACTTCGAACAGAGCGCCCTGCTCCAAGCCTACATCGTTCGTCGGAAGCGCCGTAAACGTGCCCACGGTAGCCCGCATCTCACCCGGCTGCTGCTCTTGGATAATGTACGTCGTTAACAAACGCACCATATCCGAGAAATATGTGCTGTTATACGTGTCCGGCGGGACCGCAAAGCGAGGTGGGACAAGACCGCGGGGCATCAGCGTGCTCCATCCGGTCGAACATCAAGCCGTGGCGAACCTAGACGCCATGCGACACCGAGCCCGTCGCTCTCGACGCGGAGACCAAAGGAGCGGCCTCGGGCTCGGATATTGTTTTGCGTTGCAGATTCCCCCACGGTGGTAGCCGTAGAGCTTGTGTAACCCGTACCGGGGAACCGTTCTGTCTTAATCGTAAAGGTCGCCTGCGGCAGAGCCATGTCGCTCGAATTAGCAAAGCTGATGTCAGGTATCAAACGCCGGGCAAATACGAATTTATCACCTTCCCCTATGTCTACGGGGCTAGACTCAATATATGCGGTAAAGGCCGACCCGTCGTCATCTGTACCTATTTCGTGGTTGTAGAGATAGCCGTTGTTGAAGCCCGCAACAGGGTACTCTTTCAATCCTCGATCCAACCAACAATCACGGCCCAGATTACCGAAGTACCAGATGTTCTGTTCGTAATTGAAGGTGACGTACTTGTCGTTGTCGTCTGAGCTTGCAGACGGATAAAACCACGTGATTTCACCAAAAGAAGTGTTGGCGCAGGCAAACACCTTTTCAGCCTGCGTATCGTTAAAGTCGCGGAACACCGTGTCGCGGACCGTACACGGCAGCGCTTTAACCTGACCATCGTAGAGATAGAACCGATTGCGGCCCATCCAGAATACCGCGTCGTTAAGCGCAACCGCGGCATTCGGACCAATAATGGTGGTGCCCGCACTGATCTGGGTCAGCCCAAAGGTAAACGGTGCGCCAATAAACTGCATCGAATGCACAGATGAGTCCGTGATGATGACAATCTCACGTCGTGTCTCAATGGCCTGAACAATCTCAGTGCCACTGCCCACGATCAAGTCACCCGCTGTATTCTCCGCCGTCGCCGCCCAATCTGTGGCGTTTTCCTGATCGCTAAAGCGGATCAAGAGCTTGTCTTGCACAGAGCTACCCTCGGGGTTACAGCCGAAAGCGACGACATGACGGTCACGGTCAGATACCAGTACCTGACGAGCCACCGTCGGTGCCGAAGACCCCAAGCTGGAAAGGGTTACCGCACGAGCCGAAAAACCGCCGGTGTAATCCCAGTAGTAAACACCTGCGTCTCGGATATTGAAGACGAGATCCTCGCCGAAGTTGTCCTGCTTCCAGATACGGATAGAGCCGCCACCGGCTACCGTGGTAGCTGCCGAGCCCCACGTGCCACGGCTCCATGTTCCTGCACCCCAACCTGTACCGGGGACCACGGTGTCCAAGCCCACGTTAATCTGGTAAGCCGCAACTACCGCACCGCCGCCATTTCCGGTGTCCGAACCGTCCGCGGTCACAGAAACCGTAATCGTATAGGTGTTGTCGTTTGGAACCGTCTGGATCTCGTATTCCTGATTAAGGATCTCCGCCGTCACATTGCCGCCAAGGCTCACGGCGTCACTAAATGTAACGTAATCGCCAGCGATGGCCCCGTGTGCCGCATCCGTAACGGTTATGGTCGAGGAACTGGCGGTGGCGGAGAAGGTAGCGGCATTCGTTGTTGTGGAACGAAGGGGCGTGATGTCGTTATACCCAAAGCCCTCTTCGACATAAAACTTCTTGTTGGTGCCGACGCCCATGAGCTCATTGCCATCTCCGGCACGCCAAGCGTGTAGAGAGCGGGGCGTTCCAACAATGGTATTGCTGCTGTATTTCTGCCAGCCGCCAATCTTTTCTGGGAACCCGAACCGGAATCGCACCTTGTCACAGTCGTTCCACCCGCCCTCGTTAGAATAGGCAGTGGTTTCTGTGTTCACACCCGGCTGAAACTGGAGCTTCGTCAGGGTCATCGACGTTCCTAGATGGCGTCGGGCCAGTTGTAGATCGGTGCATTACCCGTAGGGTTGCCGTCTGCGTCAGTCGGGACGACGAACAAAGCCTTGAAAGCATCAAGATCAGCACATGCTGCGATCTGGCCCTCGATGGTTCCCGCCGCCAAGCGAACTTCATCGCGGTACGTCTGGATTTCAGTCGGAACCGCAATACCCGTGTCCACCTTACGAACGTATGCCCAGTCCGTCTGCGACAAGAGGCTACCCTGCGTCGCCTTGGTCTGCGCGATGTACTGCGACTTCAGCCCCGGCGTTACGATCTGCACACCGTCAGCGTCAAGCAGCGGGTCGCCGTTCTCGTCAACCTCGTTGCGGTCCTCCAGTTCACGCGGCGTAGAAGTGTACGCACCTGTGATGTCCGGGCCCGTAACCCAGTAGAACCGCTCGTCAGGCTTGGCTTCGACCGTGACTTCCACGAGGCCAATGCTGGCCTTATAGCTGGCTTCATAGGTTCCCCACGAAGCAGGGTGCTTGACGCCGTTATCGTCGATAAATGAGCGTCCCTCGCGGATCACTCGACCGTTCAAAGTCCACATGTCTTTCTCCTATCGAGCCGGGACGGGGGCGACATCAGCGCCGCCAAAGGGGTGTTCTGCAAAGGCCATGAAGATGTAAGTGCTTCCTGATCCATTTACTCCGCCATCACTAGCGCGAAGTTTAAAACCGTTGGACAAGAAATCATGTATCGTAGAAGTAATGTCACCGGTGGTATTGTCTGGATAAAGCCTAAGATTTGTCACGTTGTATGAATTGCGACTACTGTCAACTATTACCCAGTTATCGGCAGTGTTGGTACGCTTCACCAGTACAAAAGCAGGTCTGAGACCGCACCAGACAAACGGACCCGCTGTTGAGCCGTTGCCGGTGTAGGTGCCGAATCGGCTATACCCAGCGATTTCGGCCCAGCAAAAAGCAACATACGTTCTGCCACTGCCGTTGACGTTGGGATCAGTTCCAACAGTAAATGTGGTGGACGATCCTCCGATAATCTGGGTGCTGCCTGTACTAGTGGCGGCTTCAGTGTCGTTAAGTTTTAGTTTTTCGGTAAATGCGGTGACGCCTGTTTCCCAGTTAGAAACAAGTTTATGGTCTCCATTTGAGACGGGAAACACTATTACTATAGATGGCGTTACCCCAAGACCATGCCCGATTGTTTGACTGGCGCTTCCATTACCAGTATACCCAACAACAGAAAAGCCTGAAGTTGTGTTTGCCGACACCGTTGAAGTTATGTCACCATCAGTATTACTTCCGGTGCTGTTACTTGCTAACCACTGCCACGCAACTGCGGTAATTCCAGATTGGTTGACGTTGTTCCAAGGTCCTAACGTAAAACCGTCAGCGTCAAAACTAGTTACCCCCTCCGTCGTCTGAACAGCACTGTTCGTATTGTTAACATAATGCTGATAACCATTATATGAACCGTTAACAATGTCTGCTGCAATGTGATTGTCAGTTTTATTGCGTTGCTTAATCCAGACAAAATCAGGCTGGAAAGTACTGTTTCCGGTCTGGTTTACTTCGAGCGTAGAACCTGTTCCTGTGAACAGCGTCTGCTGAAAATACGCCGAGCCGTCAGCGATTGCAGGTGTGGCATAGGTGTCCTGCACAGCACCAACATAGGTAAAGCCAGTCGGCACAGTGCCGGTCGCTTCGCTTTCTTCAAGTAGCGTGATCTTTGTGCTGCTCCGTGAGCATAGTGCAAAGTTGTA